GTATGCCTACTCCTTGGAAAAGGAAGTCTTTGTATAGACAGGTGTTGATCAACACTTACATAGATTTCACTACTGGTAACCTAAATACAGACAATCTCCTTACTCTTGACGAGATGTACTCCGCTGCATTTAAGAGATTGCAGGTAACTAGTAAATCCCTAAAGAACAGGCTTGTTTTCGCTGTAAATTATAAACTAATTGCTATCTTCAAGCCATTAGATATTATGTTTAAATCAAGCATTAAACGTGGGGGTGGACTTGTAATTGGCTGTACACAGAAGGAAATCTCTTCGCATGTCAATGAGTTCAAAGGTATGTATGCTTATAGCTTAGATGGCAAGGCTTTTGATCACCATGCACAAACACTCATCTTACTGATAGCATTTTATGTGCTAGAAGACATATTGCAGTTGTCGTCTAAACAACTTAAAATTTTTAGATATTGTAGGAACTTGGAATTAGTTATGCCATTATTCCATCCAGATCTTCGTTATACTGAACGACATTCTGGGTTAAGTAGTGGATCTGGTGTGACCAATACTATAGGTTCAATTGCAATGTATTTAATGCACGCTATGTGTTTGTTTAGATATTATTCATCTAAAGGGAAGAACATATGACGTACACGGTTTTTGATTAAAGTCTCTGGCGATGACTCAGTTTTGGGTACAGTTAACCCAATTAACATTGAAGAGTACCAAAGGTTGTTTAATAAAATGTTTACTATAGAGTTGGAATTGGAATCCTTTTCTAATCCTGGTGAAAATAAGGTAGTGTTCCTTGGATCAACCTGGAAAGATGGGAAGCCTTATAGAGATATAAATCGTCTATTTGCTCGAATTTTATTTGGAACTGGCAACTTTCCTAAGATGTCTGGTTATGAACTATTTTGTTCTAGAGCTTACGAAATATTCGGTAATGACTGTAGGTTTGGTGATATATGGCGCACTTTTGGTTTACCCTTAAGTCCCAGAATATTCAGATTTACTGAAATTGCTGATTATAGTAACCAGCTGAAAATTCGTGAGTTACAAAAGACAGTGGATAATTCTGACTCTCGTGGCATTTGACAAGATGTTCCTGTCAAAAATTGGAGAGCCTTGAATGATGTATGAACGTCACGATAGGAG